GCCCTGGACACGTCGCTCATGTCCCATGCGACACGCGCGTAGACCATCACCGTGTTCCAGTGCGTCAGGTCGAGCGCAGCTGTGGACGGCTTGACGGTCTTGCGGCGCAGCCTGCAATGCTCGATGTAGTCGGCGGCGCGCAGCTTCCTCGCGTCCTTACTAGCGATCGGCATACCAGCGATACGGGTTAGCGCCGATAGCTTCGTCGGGCCGATGCCAGTCACTTCCGCCAAGTAGCGGCGGATCAGCGTACCAACGGTGAAAGCAGTAGTCATGTGCGCCTCTGATTTGGTGTAGACAGTGCGCGTGCCACCGACCAACCTGCAACAAGCCGGCGCCGCAACGCTCTAGGGTCTAGGCCAATCTCGCGCGCCCATTCCGACATGGTCATGGTCTTACCGTCGTGTTGAAGGCGCACGTTTCTGCGCGTATTGTTCGCTTGCTCACGCATTGATACCCACTTGCAATTCCTTGGCTCGTATCCCTTGCTGTTGTCAATGCGTCCGAGTGTTAGGCCCGCTGGCCGCTCACCCATGTCTGCAAGGAAGTTGGCAAACATTCTCCAACGCCTGCAGACCGCGATACCGCGCTTACCGTACCGCCGATAGTTCGGCGCATTCTTGTTTAGGCACCTGTCAATCATGTTGGCCCAAGACGTATATGTTCTGGACTTCCATTTGTGTGTCCGGTGCGTACTCATTAGATAGGCGCCACCTCTTTCTGCGCGCCCTTCAGTTCCTCGACGCGGGTCTTATACGCCGCGCGTGCCATCTCTTTCTGCGTCTTGTCTGGTAGGCCGGCGGCGGCTGTCGCTGCTGCTTCCATCGCCTCGCGCGTGTCGGCTTTGGCAATCTTCGCCAGCACGTCCTTGAGTTCTGTCGGCTTCTCGGCTTTCGTCGGCTTGGCACCCCCGGATGCCCACTGCGCGATCTGCTTTCCGGAGTCCTCGGTGATAGGCTTGTCGAGCTGGAACAGGGGCCGGTGTTGCTCTTGCAGCTTGATCGGCATCGGCACGCCAGGGCGCGAGGCCATGAGCAAGAAGCTCGCCGTGAGTTCGTAGGGCAGCGTCTTCTCGCAGATCGGCTGCCAGCCGTCGAGCCCGGTCGAAGTCTGTTTCTTGCGGACCTCCATCTTGCCCTCGGCGTTGCGCACCATCTCGATCTTTTCCTCGGCACGGAAGCACAGGATCAGGTGCGCGCGGATCTGCAGGAGGCGCTGCACCATCTTCTTGTGCTCGCGCTTTGGCAAAGCCCAACTGAGCATCTTGCTTGAATCCTTGCGACCTAGGCGCTCGAACTCTGCCTCCTGCATGTCGAGAATGCCGCCCTCGCCCGCGTGCTCGTGCGAGCAGGAATCGACCACGATCACCGGATACTGCGCGGCGTCTGCTGCGGCGATGGCGTCGGCGTATCGTCCGGGTGTGAACGGCGGGACCAAGTCTCCGTGGTCGAAAGTGAATTGGTCGGCATAGTGCTTTGCACGGCCGGCTTCGGTATCGATGACGCAAAACGGCTTGCCGCCAGACATGCCGCTTGCGAGGCGCATGGCGGTGAAAGTCTTGCCAGAACCGCTTGCGCCGGCGAGCCCGATGAGCAGAGACACGTTCTCGCGGATGGCCTTGCGGAAGGTAAAGCTCATGCCGCCTCCTGAAGTCGTTGCTCGTGAGCAGACATCTGCCAGCTCGTCGGCATCGTCCAGTAGATGCGCCCGCCATAGGACGGCCACTTGTCTTTCGCCATGCAGTCGCGCCACATGGCGATGGCATGCTTCACGTCGGCGTCCGCGATTTCTTGCATAGCCGGATCGCATCCGTGCAGTGAGCACTCGTGCGGTGGCTCCACGGACTGGGCCATGAATACGAAGATGGGTTTCTGACTGCCGAGTAGGTTCGCCACGCGGCGGTAGAACGCCTCCTGCCAGTGGTAGCCCAGACGAGCGATCTGCATGCCGAAGAGTTCCGGCGCCGCGCTGTCCGTCGTCTTGTAGTCCATGATTACTTTGCGGTCGTGCGTAATGCGGTCGAACCGCGCCTTCAGGATCACGCCGTCATCCTCGACTAGTCCGGTGAGTTCGCTCTCGCCGTTCTGCCAATCTGCCGCAATCTCGCAGTCCTTCAGGAACAATCGGGCCGCTTCGACCATCGCCCGTACATCGGAGTAGTGACGAGCCAATAGCGCGGTTTTCCCGGCAGCACGCGCCGCCTCGCGCTCCTCCTTGGCCTTGTTGGTACGCCAGTCGTTTGCTTCCACCACCACCACGCGCGACGTGTCGTTCTCAAGGAGAAGCTGATGCGCGCTCGTGCCAAGGTCGAACTTATCATCGTGCTCCTCGCGGTATGCCGGATTCAGCCTTGGGTGCGCGTACCATGCCTTGAGCGCTGATTCCTTCAGGATGATCTTGGCGATGGACGAGGACAGCGCCGGATCATCCGCCAGCTTGTCGGCGTGGTACTCGGCCGCGCTGATATGGTGAAAGCCAGGGTTCATTCGCAGTTGTTGCTCCTCGACATCCTGGCGACGTACAGAGGCCCTTGCGCCGACAACTCGATGGCATGAACGCGCGTGTCGTAGCCACGGGCATCGTATTGACCGAATAGCGCCTCCACTGCATTCAGGACGTGGACGAGTTCGCCTGTGATGCGGTACTCGGTCATGGACACACCTACTCGCGGCTCTATCTTCGTCTCCGTGGCGATAGGGCGCTTCAGTGCGCCGATCTTCCGCAAGTGGCTCATGTCGCCGGTTACTTCAGCCATGCGCACAGCGTTCATGCTGGTGATGGTGTCTTTCAGGAAATCTCCAAGGTCGCTCATAGTTACCTCCCGCACTTCCATCGGCGGCGCGTGCTGGCCGGGGCCTTGTCGTACTCGGTTCGATACTGGGCAAGGCATTCACGCGCCCCGTCGAGGTCGCGCCATTGCAAACACGTTCTTGCAAAGTACAACAGGTGCATAAGATCGCCGTACCTGCTCGCGTGCTGGTTGCCGTAGGTCATCGCCCCACCTTTCCAAGCATCTCTACGTAGCAGAACACGGCGTAGTCTGCGTCCGTGTGCGGGTCATAGGTGATAAATTGTTCGCCACGCATGCAGGCCGTAACTATCGAGGCCAGCTTTTCGGGGGAGAAGGTCGCGGCCTCCGCAGGCTCGTGGGCAGGAGTGCCCACGCGTGAGGGGGAGGAGAGTGCCAGCGGGGCCGCGAAGACATAACCTCCGGTAAGCCGGAGGAGAGTGATCGACAGAAAGACGAGCGCAGTGATACCGAGGACGCCCGCAACGCGCTCCATGAACGGCTCGTCAGCGCGAAGGTAGCTCAAGTTCACAGTACCAGCCATGCGACCGCCATCAGGCCGAAGATGATGACCGCCGACATGCACAGGGCGACGCCGATGCCCTTTGCTGCGGCCAGGTCATCCTCGTGTTTGTCTGCGAACGGGTCTTGAAGCATGGGGCCTCCGTGTGTGTCAGAAGTCAATTTTGATGCCGACGTACCTGTTATGCCGCGTCACGCCCAGCTCGATCACCGAGAACGTAGCTAGAAACATCTTGCGGTTGTCGCTCGACAGGTAATTGGCGAACAGGTAGCCCGCGATGCCGACGCCGACGAAGTAGTTGTTCACCCGCGACACGCTAGGATGTTTGCCGAGCAGCGGATTGTTCTCGTAGAACCTGTCTGGATTCTTTGCAATGTAGCGCGTCTGCCCGAAGTCCACGGCCCAAAGCGTGAGCGCAGCCGCGCCGAGCGCCTTGTCGGTGCCATCCCAAGGCTCGCCAGCCAGCGAGCGCCCAGGTAGCCAGATGAGCAGTATGGACAGGACCAGCAAGAGCCAGAAGCGTCTCCACAGAACCTTGTCCATCCGCCACCCCCGTCGAGTAGATGGCCGCAGGGTTGCATATCTGGCGTATGATGTCAAGCAGCCTCAAGTAATCGCCACGATTGCAGGCTGCCGCAAAATGGAGTAAAAGCCTACCTTCATGGCCAAAAACAACGGTACAACTGCGCAACGCCGAAAGTGGGGGGCGCAGGGCGGCAAGATCGGGGGCCGCATGCGCGCTCGACTACTCACCCCGAAGCGCCGCCGTGAGATCGCCCAACTAGGCGCTACGACACGGTGGGCGCGTGCCAAAGCATAGATGCACTAGGCGATTCCCTCAACTCTTTTGCGCCTGTTGTGCGATGCGGAATCGCTGGCTCGCGCTGCTCAAGGGAGATATCCATGCGACTCAGGCGCGGCCGTATTTCACTGCGCGATACGATGAGGGCGGGGCTGGCAGGGCAACGTCTTTACGCGGCTGGCGTGGCAGACGACGACCCGCGCAAGCAAGCGAACGACGAGCGGCTTGACCGCCTAGCCGCGTCGATCGCCCCGAAGCGGGCCGCACGAATCCGCCGGC